CCGTTCTTCTTCATGTCCTTCTTCGATTGGAGTTGGATGCGAAACAGCGCGTCATGCCCGTAGTCGAGTGAGGTGAGCTGGTCCGCGAGGTCGTCATCGTCCGGGATGTGCCCGTGCTCGAGGAAATCGCGCATCTTCCCCCAAGCCTCGGATCGCTGGTTGAAGTAGTGTTTGTCATCCTTCGCCGGCTGGCCCCACATCACGGGAATCAGCGGCGTTGAGAGATTCGGCATGCGATGCAGCGCGCCGTCCAGTTCGGCCCCGTTGCCGATCGCGTCATAGACGAGGCAGGCCGCGCCGCTCGCATCGTGCCGCTCATGGCGTGGGCGATTCGTGTCGCCGCTCAGGTACTCGAACAGCCGCGCGGCCACCTCGTGCCCGTCGAAACCCGACAGCTTGACCTGCCAGTGCACATGCAAGCCTTGGCGCAGCGTGACCACGGTGAAGTCGTCGCCGAACCGCGCAGGGTCGCACGCGAGCACCTTGGGGAAGGGCAAGTAGGCCACCATCGGCACGACACGGCGCCGGGCCTCGGTCACGAGCCCCGGGCTGATGAAGTTGGCATAGCCGGCGCGTGGGAACTGGCCTTTGACGCGCACCCGCACGAAGTCCGAATCGTCCCCGTAGTCCTCGATCCAGGCGGCAATTTGCCCCTTGTTCGTGAACCGCACGGTGCGGCTGTCGACGCGGGCGTAGTGGTTGCGCCTCGGCTGCGTACAGCGCCGGTGGAACTCGCCCGAGGTGCGCGTGGGGTTGCCGAACCGTGCCCAAATGATCTGCGTGTCGGCGTCGGTCAGCGCGCCTTCCGTGACCTGCCACACGGCATCGGCGATGCTCGCTGCTTCGTCGAAGATGACAAGCAAGCGCTTGCCCTTGTTGTGCAGGCCGGCGAACGCCTCAGTGTTGTTCTCCGACCAGGGCACGGCGTCGATGCGCCAAGCCTTCTCGCGCACCGGATCCTTCGCGATGAAGATGGCTGTTGCCGTGAGCGTGAACAGGCTCTTCGCGATGAAGAGTTGATACCATTTGGACAGCTCGGCCCAGGTCTTCGTCCTGAGCTGTGTGTCGGTATTCGCGGTCACGACTCCGCGCGTGTCTGCGTGCGTGCTGATGGCCCAAAGGATGAGCCACGCGACCTGCGCCGACTTGCCGATGCCGTGACCGCTGCTGATGTCCTCTTCAATCGCGGTGCTCACGTCAACGCCCGCTTTGAGCCGTTCGCCGATACGCGTGAGCTGGTCTATCTGCCACTGCTCGGGGCCTGTCTCATCCTCGAGCGTAGTGTGAGGCTCGCCCCAGGGGAACGCCCACTTGACGAACCCGAGCGGGTCTTTGTTGAAGCGCGCGAGATAGTCAAAAATCTCGTCGAGCGGCGTGCCCTTGATCGACGCGTTCCCGATCACCGCTTGGCGAATGGGAACACGCGTGGCTTCGGCTACGCTTTCCCGGCGCCCAGGGGGGCGGCCTAGGCGAGCGCCTTGGGTCATGGCGCCGGAAGCCGCTCGAGCAGCGCGGGGCTGGAGATCATGCTGCGCTGAATCGCGTTCACTGTCCACGCCTCAAGCCACAAGCCATAGGCCCTGCGCGGCGTGTCGGCGATCCGAGCATGCGCGCCCCAGCCTTGACGCGGGTGCGTCCAGCATACCCAGGCCGTGCCCCCGGCGCCGCTGGTGACGCGCAACCGCGGCTTGGGGCGCGGACTCACAGCACGAACGGATTCGGGCCGTACAGCGCGGCGCCCGTGAGCTTCTTGCCCGTCACCGGGTTGCACATCACGCCGTCAACCATCCGCGGGCCTGGGGCCGGATAGCTGCGGTCGGCGACCTTCAACTGAGCGGGCGGCGCGCAGTCGATGACGCACTGCGAGCGCCGTGCCCCGGTGCGCTCGCTCGCGCTACGCGTCTGACCGATGCCGGTTGCTTGGTTGCGGTAGCGCTTCGCGTTCTCGTCGCTGACAAGCGCACCCGTGAAGGTGCTGGTATCACTCGCTTTCATTGCTGATCTCCTTCGGTTGATCCATCTCGACCACATCAATGCGCTTGCGCGCAGCGTTGAGCCTATCGGCTAGAGCGGATGCTAGCGCGTTCACGCCGTCACCCTCGTCGCCGACAATCTTGAAGTGTTTCGCGAGCGTGAGCAGCGCCGGGTTCTTGTCATAGCGCTTGATCTTCACGGTGCGGATAGGCACAACATGCACGACTGGTTCACCCGTGATCAGATCCTCTTCGACTTCACGGATGAACTTCTCTTCAAACTCCATGCCGGCGATGCCTGCGGCAGTGTCAGCGTCTATCTCATGGATAGGCTTCAACGCTCCGCGCTCGTCATAGATTTGACGGATGTCCGAGAAGCCAACGCGCGCTAGCTCGAGCATGACGCGTTGCGCATTGATGTCGGCCATCTTGAGCATGCGTTCTCTCAGCTCGACGATGCGGGCTTTGACTTCGGGACGGCGCACAAGCTTCTCACCATAGTTCGGCGTGATTTCACACACGCGCGCAGCTCGATAAACGTTGTCATGTTGGACGTATGAGCGCGCAAACTTCTCATGCCGCTCACTGGGTAAGCGTGCCATCTCGCTTCGCCATCGTCGAGAGCGCATCCGCGAATTGATGCTCGCGCACCTTCTCGTTCCAATCGCTGATGATTTTCTGAATCGCGGCAACTGCACTCGCCCAGTTCGTGCGCTCCCTGTCATCGGCGCTCAGGGTTTCGATGAGCTTCGCCGCGTATTGCTTCGCCGCGTCGAGTGTTGGGTAGATCGGCCGATCGAATCGCCAAGCTACTTGCTTCGTTGTGCCGCTCGGCCAGCGCGCGACGAAGCCACCGACGAACGGATCGCCGTTTGTGCTCTCTGCGGGGTGCAATTCCATGCGCGAACTGTACCAAAAAACAGTCGTTATGCAAAAGCCCCTCTTTGTTTTCGCAGGTCCAAAACTTCTCAATCTAAGGAAAGTTTTGCAATCCTCTTGTTTAACACCTACAAAACGACTACCATTCGTTTCAGTAGCAAGTGCTACTAGCCACCAAGGAGCAAAGCAATGCGGTACATCCGAGTCAAAGACGCCGAGCGGAACCTGCCTGCCGGCTGGAACGAACAGCCAAACATCAGCAAAACCGGCAGCGTGCGCGGCATGCAAAACCGCTTTGGTTGGAAACGCGGCCACGCCTTCCGCATCGGCTCGTACATCTATCACTTCAGCGGCGGCGAGTGCTATTACTCCGCCAAGCGCATCGCGCGCTCCTGATTCCCTCACCACCCTCACCACCCTCACTCAAAGGAATTTCACCATGTCACACGAACTCACCATCCGCGCAGACTCCACCGTCGAAATGGCCTATGTCGGCGAGAAGCCTTGGCACGGCCTCGGCCAGCAGCTCACTCCGAACACCAGCATCGAGCAGTGGCAAGTCGCCGCAGGCATGGATTGGAAGATCCAGCGCTCGAAGGTGCGCTACTTCGCCGATGCGCAGGGCGCGCAACAATTCGAGATGCCCTCGAGCCATGTCCTGTTCCGCTCCGACTCGAAAGCCCCCCTCGGCATCGTGAGCCCCGAGTACAAAATCGTCCAGCCGCGCGCCGTGCTCGAATTCTTCCGTGACCTCGTTGAAGGCAACGGCTACACGCTCGACACTGCCGGCACGCTGTTCGGTGGCCGCAAGTTCTGGGCGCTCGCCAAGGTCGACGAGGCGAACATCGTCGGCGCTGACCGCGTGGGCGGCTTCCTGCTGCTGTCCACGTCCTGCGATGGGTCGATGGCGACCGAAGCCCGTGAGACGACCGTACGCGTTGTCTGCAACAACACGCTGTCAATGGCCCGCTATGCCAAGGCCGACACGAAGATGAGCCATCGCCAGCGCTTTGACCCGGACGCGATGAAGGCTCGCCTGGGCCTGTCCCGCGAGCACTTCGAGAAGATGGTCGAGGACATGCGCGCTCTGTCCGCCAAGCGTGTCACGAACGCAACAGCCGAAGCCTTTGTGCGCGAGCTGCTGCGCCCGACCGTGAAGCCGGCCGAAGTCTCTGACTTCTCCAGCTTCATGGCAAAGGTCACCGCCGTTGAAGACACGCAACGCGCGCCGAAGGGTGAGGACGCGATTCTCGCCCTGTTCCATGGCTCTGCCCTTGGCGCAGACCTTCCGGGCGTGCGTGGGACCGCGTGGGGCTTGGTCAACAGTATTTCGGCTTGGACCGATCACGTTAAAACTGCCAAGAGCGTCGACCACCGGCTCGACTCGGCTTTCTTCGGTGTCGGCGATGACCTGAAGACTCGTGCGTTTGACCTTGCGATGTCCCTTTGAACTGTGTTAGTGTTCCACTCTCGAAACTTTTTGTGAGTGGAACACTATGCCTGCATTCGGCGAAACACGGACGGACGGAAAACGCTTCCGCGGCCATCAGACAACGAAGGACGGAAAGACTTACGAGCAGTGGCTCTCGCCTGAAGCATGGGAAGCCCGGAAAAACAGACAGACCAGATGGCGACGCGCCGACTATCGCAACAACCCTGAAAAGAACCGGACAAAGAGCCGGGAATGGATGCGGGTCTGCCGAAAGCGCGATCCCCTCCGCTTCGCTCTTACCGCCGCAAAGAAACGCGCCAAGGCTGCAGGTTTGCCCTTCACGATCACCCGGGGCGATGTACCGATCCCTGAGTTTTGCCCGGTGTTCGGAGTCCCTCTTTCTTTCGCTTCCGAAGCATCCGAGGACACCAGCCCATCTATTGACCGCATCGACAACGCCTTGGGCTACGTGCCCGGAAACGTGGTCATCGTCTCGCACCGCGCGAACCGACTCAAGGCTGACGCAACCCTTACCGAAATGCAGTTGTTAGTCCACTTTTACGAAAGCCTAACCCCGTGCGCTACCTGATCCGCTGCTCCCATACCATGCGCCTGCTCGCATGGTCCCCTCACTTCCCGCGAGCGCACGCCTGCAGTCTGGGGCTGCGCTCGCGGGGGATCCCCAACTTTCTCGAGGTGACACGATGAACCTGAAACTGACCTTCACCGAGCGCGAGCGCTTCGCCTTCATGTCCAACGACCGATCTGCGCTCGCCCTGATCCACGCCGGGGAAGAGGAATTCGAGACCGTGGTGAGCCCCGAGCACGAAGCCGTGATCAACGACCGCAACCGCTTGGCGGACGCCCTGCAAAGGTGCATCGACCGCATGAACGATGCTGTTTTCCAGCTCGACCAGTGGAACACCCGGAACGAACCACCCGCCGATGACGATCAGTTCGAGCATGCGCCTGCGTTTCTCAACGCGATCGAGGGTGCAGAAGCAGCGTTGACCCAAATCGAGCCCCAGGACGCCGAAACGACCGCCGGCAAGCTCCTGGCCCTCCAATCCCGTTTTGACGCCTTGCAGGCCCGTTTTGATGCCTTGCAGGCCGATAGGCACAAGGCCGAAGAGGTGTTCGGCGCGTTGCGCTACCTCACCGCGCCTTACCGCGGGTACGCCGCCAAGCCGGCGCCGAAGTGGGCGGCGTACGCCCTTTCCGTCCTCGCTCGCATCGGAAAGACCTGAGTCATGACCCGCGAAACCCGAGACCTGATCCTGTTCCAACTCTGCGCAGTCGCCGCACTGGCCCCCTGGCTGGTCGTGCTGCGCCAACTCGCAAGGATGCTGTCATGAACCTGCCCCCTTCTCGTCAGTTACTTGCCGCTCGCACTCACTCGCGGGTGTGGGACGGCGCCGAGTACGGTGCCGCCGTGAAACGCTACCGGCGCCGCGCGACGTGGTTCGATCGACTGTGCTGGATCGCCTCGGGGCTGTTGATCCTGGGGGCCGGCTGGCTGGTTTGGGGCTAAATCTCTTGGAAAGCTAAAGGCTGCAAAGTTTTGCAGCCTCGGCCGTCCAGGGGCTCCCGAACGGGTACGTAACGCTTGAAACGCGTTACCATCGATATCTCAAGACTTCTATAGAATAGGTATCTATATGTAACTAGCCTATGCTATCCATATAGTAGAAGTAGTGTTACAGCGTTACACAGGCTAGAAGCCGCGCCGGTATTGAGTTTGCGTGTAACGCAGGATTTGTTTCCCTGTGTTTCTACGCAACACTTTTTAGCTTCCACGCCCTGAAAATCGCGGGGCCTCGCCTCACAGTCGTGCTGTCGTACCCCAACCGACGCAAGATAGACCCCACTCTGTTAGATGTTGCACGGTTCATTTCACGACTGCTCAAGTGCAAAGCCCCGGACAGCACGCCCGCAGTCGTGAACGGCGCCGCCCCGCGCGCGCAGGTTCCGGGCTCCATCTCGTCAGCCTCGGCCAGCCAATCGGCCACGCGCTCATCCCAAGCATCTGTCATCAGATAGACCGGGTGCTCTTCGTCGGCCAAGCGTTCGGCCTCCTGCCACGCCACGCCGCCCGCGTGCACCGTGGGCAACTTGCCCAGGAACAGCGCCGCGCCCTCGGCCCATAGTTGATCCCGATCGCGCGCGATCGCCTCAGCGTCGGCCCGCTCGATATGCACCGGAAGCCACCGGCGATTCCCGGTTTCGTCGGCGAGGATCTCGTTCTTATTCGTTGTGCCGATGAAGATCAGCCGGCGTTTGAAAGTCGAAGCAAACTCCTTGTACTTAGGGACCCACTTCTCGACCTTGCGCACCACGAACTTCTTGATGCCCTCGAGGTCCCGTGTGTGCAACCCACTCAGCTCGGCAATCTCGCCGATCAGCGCGCCTCGCAGCTTGCGCACGGTCTCCTCTTCTTTCTCGCCTAGGTCGACCTCCACGAAGAACTCAGGCGCTGGCGACATTGCCTCGATCGCCGACGACTTGCGCAAGCCCTGCGAGCCCTCGAAGATCGGCACCATGTCGGCCTTGCACCCTGGTTCGAGCACCCGTCCGGCAAGCGCTGTCCACAAGTACATGGAGACTGCGCGGGCGTATTCGCTGGACTCGTCGCAACCGAGATACGTCGACAGGAACGCCCCCACCCGCGGCACGCCGTCCCACTGCAACCCGCCGAGCCACAAGCCCGCCGAATCGAAACGATTGCGGGAAGCCACCAGCGTCACAGCGTCGCGCACCATCTCGCGCGGTACGCTTTTGAACCGCATGCGCTCGAGCGTGATGCGCAGTTGCACGCTCTCGGCGTCGCTCATCGGGATCCATCCCGGCCCCCCGGGACCGTCGACGCTCCCCGCAGCTACTGCGATCTCGTCGCGGAACTCATCGTGGCCGATGCGCACGCCCATCAGGTCGGGCCGCTCGACCGCCTTCACGATGTTGTCCATCGTCGGCAATATCGCGCCGGCCCGGTCGCGTGTGAAAGTCGGCAAGGGCGGCGGGTCGGCGGGGTCATCCACGATCACGTCGAACCCGCTGGCGTCGATCGCAAGCCCGTTGGAGCGCGCCTCGGCGACGATCCTGATCCACTTCGCCGTGACCAGGGACGCACCATCCCCGAAGCCGCTCCACTTGCTCTCGATCAGCGCCCGGCCGGCGTACTTCGCCCCCTGCGCGCTCCACTCATCCCACAGGTCCAGGCCGCGCGCGCCCCCGTCTGTCTCGTGATGCAGCGCCATGCCGACTCTGAGCCATGAGCCCTCGCTTAAGCTCTTTCCGTCATAAGGGGCGTCCGCGTTATGCCATTTCAATAGATCACGCAGTTGATCGTCGGTCAGACCTTCGGTCGCGGCGCCCGCCCCCGCACCCCCGCCCCCGCCGGCCACCACGATCGCCCCGGCCCCGAACCGCTGCTCGAACAGCTCGGTCACGGCGCCGTTCAGATGGTCCAGGGTGTCGCACCCGGCCAGCTCACAGCCGGGTGTCTCTTGACCCGTAACCGTCAGAAATCCTTTTTCACAGAAGGTCTCGAAGCCCCATCCGTGCTCGGCCGCTGACGACTTGCGATCCGTCAACTTGCCGCGCAGGAACGCGTGGACACCTGTCCCGCTGGGCGAGAACTCGGCGTAGGTGCCAGAGATCAGCGCCGATACTTGCGGCTGCAGTCGGCCCGCTGCGTCCACGCAGTTGTCGAAGTCCAGGCCGACGACCCCCCAGTCAGGGGACAGGGCGAACCCTAGCCCCTCGTACTTGCCTGCACCTTCGGTGTCCGCGTCGAGCACGCGCACCGCTTCGTCATAGGTGGCCCACCGGCCCCGGTCGGCATCGCCGCCCTGTTTGCCTGAGCGCTGCCCACCATCGATGTAGCAGGGCACCTTGCGCGGCTTGCCGCCCGGTTGATCGGACGCCACCAGCTTCCACAGCAGCCACCCCTTCAGGGCGCGCAGCTCGGCGGGGATCAAGCTTTCCCTCCGACCACTTTGAGATTGAACGCGCAGTTGGGGCTACCCTTGAAGCGTCGAGCTTTGTAGCCGAGCATGAGCGCTGCGACGATGAACGCACCGTTGCTGACGTAGGAGCGATGCCGGTAGTTTTCCGCTAGGTGCTTCAACCCGTAGGAACCCTGGCTGCGGTTCGATCTCTCGACCCGAACGCAACGCTCGCGGATGAAAGTCAGGGATCGGTCGACCTGCTCTCGAAAGTCGACGGAAAGCATGTCACCTCGCTTCCCCCACCCCTCTATCTGCCAACCGCCCTCACATAGCTCGGGGTTCTCATTGATGACTTGCTCAATGCTTTTCAATCTTTATTCTCCGAACGATGAAGTAGAAAAAGCCTCTGTCTTGGGGTCGGGTCGCCAAACCACCCGCCAACACGGGCTGACCCCAAGACAGAGGCTGTTGGAAAAACAGGTTTGGCGAGCGGCAGTCTAGAGTCCCGCGGCCACGCTGTCGAGTTGCTACCGACCCTCGGACCAGCGGTACTCGACCGTCCCGTCCACGAGATCGACACTCCCGATCGTCAGCTCGCCACTCTCGACCCCGATCGGCCACAGCACGCCAACGACAGGGACGCCCAGCTCGCGCAGGTTGGACAGCAAGTACAACCCCAGGCGCACAGGGTTGTCGAAGCGACTCGGGTCGAACGTGAAGGATGTCACGGTTTTTGCTCCGATCCACCCGTGAGGCTTTCGAGCGTTCCAATCGCCATGTGTTGCCAGCCTTCCGCCTTGGCCGATGCAATGCACTTGCGTAGCGTCAGCATGCGCTCATCGAGCACCCACGCAGCGACTAAGGCGCTCTCTGCTCTGTGCCGCCAGTAGCACACATCGCACGATTCAACATCGGTCCCGTCGCGATCATGCTTTTGCAGGTTGATCTCATAGCTTCCGCACTTGCAGGGTTTCACGGCTTCGGCTCCGGGGACACGTTTTCTCTGCTCATGGCTAGATGTACCCGTGGCGCGTAGGTTGCGGGATAACGGGCCTTTTCAGGTGCGTCTCAACTACCTCACCATTGCGCACACCCTTGGCGCAATTGGCCGCGGCCCGTGCTGCCGCCATGCAACGGCCGAAGCCGGGCGTGCCCACGCCGTTGGCCGCTGCTGCCTCCTCGCGAATCCGCGCCTCGTCATCACAAACCATAGCCGCACGCTCGCGTTCTGCGGCAATCAGCGCATCGGCAAACTGCCGCAGCGTGTATGCGTTGAATTTGTAGGTGTCGCCGTGTACCGGGGTGCTGCCTTTTTGGTGGCTCCATGCCATGCGCTGCGCCATGTCGGTTAGCTTTTCGTCTGTCATGTCGACCATTTGAGAAATGAGTCGGCACAAATGAGCCGCGTCAGAAGCAGACAAAGCACTAGGGAGCACCAAGCACGCGGGATCGTTCTTTCCGACCATATGCAATGAAAAGCTAATCATCCCTCTGTCCTTCGGTTGGCCGGTGCCACGGCTTTGGCTAATTGCTGCGAATACCACTTCGCACCAGCCAGCAGCACGTCGCGGTCTTCAATGGCCGACCACTCGCCGCGCTGCTCTTTCAAGGCGAGCATTACGCGCGTCAGTTCTGCGGGGGTTAGCAGGTCTGCGATGGCGCGCTCATGCCCAAAAGTCAGCGGACGGTCAACAGCCGCTGCAGTTTCCTGCCGAAGCGCCACTGAGGGCCGAGCAGATGCGAGTGCTGCTCGGGCGCACCCAAGTTCATAGGCTTCACGCTGCACGGCTTGCATCTGGTCGGCGGTGTAGAACTTCAACTTGTCGCGGTCGCCCCAATACTTCTCAGCTTCCGGGTGGTCGCGCAAGATTGACAGTTCCCGCGTATTGAAGGCGTTTTGTTCCCACCACCGTGCTTCAGCGACAGGCTCAGGCAACGGCGGCAACTCGGCCGCTCGCTCAGTCTCTTCACTCACGTCAAATCCTCCTTCATCGCCGCCCGCGCGAATTCGCACTTGCCGCACGTCTCGTTCAGGTCCATCCGGCTCACGATCGGCACGACCCGCATCCTGATGCTGGCCTTTTCGAGCCTGATCGCGAGATCCGACGAGATCCCGCGCCGGCCCTCGGCGTAGTGCTTGAGGCTTCCGGTCGTCGACTTCG